TCTTTGGTGAAGCAGCAACCCCTTTGCTTTTCTTCAAACTGGAGAGAGAGTATTGGGGTATTTTAAAAACTGTACTTATTTACTTGAATAAATATCCTTTAGGGATGTTACCTAATTTGGATGAGGATCCTGACGTACAAGAGGAGTTGGAAAAGATATGAACGAAGATGCACCAACAATGAGTACCGCCACAGCAGGTGGAGCTGGTTTCAGTCATAGTGCTGCTGCCACTGGTCCTAATGCTGGAGTTGATCCTGTACTTAAGTTCCGTAAGAAACTACAGAAGAGAAAGAAAGCAATGAAAGAGGCATACAATCAAAAGCAATGCCCTAATGGTCCTAGTAAATTATTTCAATATAAAGTTTCACTTCCTGAAGTAGGTGAGACAGTTGTTTATGCTAATTCTCCAGCAGAACTTACACAGAAACTACGTCTTTTAATTAATCATCGTTATAGAGGTGACATTTCAATCGAAAGAATTAGTAGAGGACAGGCTGGTAAATTCTTTATGGATAAGAGAAGTAAGCATTTAGCTAATGTTAAAGAGCAAGATGAGAAGGGGGCACAAGCAGCAATTGTCCAACAGAAGACTGCTCTTGAAAAGAAAAAAGTTTTGATGAAGAAACAAGCATTACAGAAACAACTTCAGAATAAAGTTCAAGATCTTAAGAAGAAAGCAAGAGTTGGTGGTGTGAAAGGAGAGTCGGACAGTTAGTCATGACTGAACAAGTTAATACAGCACTGCTAGAACGACTGGAACGAGTAGTAACTAGTCTGCAGGAGAACTCTGTGAAGATGGGGCAACTCCTTGCTGTTCATAATGAAAAGTTAGATAAGCAAGACCGTATTGATGCAGTGTTATTTGAGAAAGTAGATAGTGTACATAGAGAAGTGAACCGTCAAGCATTAGATATAAAGAAAGGGTGTGAAAGAGATATACGCAAGGTTGATGACCGCCTTAGAGTCATGGAAAAGAAAATGTGGTCTATCTTTGGTGGTCTTACCATTATATCTTTCATCGTTAGTCCAGTTGGACAATCGGTACTAAGAAACTTGACATCAAGTAATAATACTAGTATGATAGAGGTTGAAATTCAAAGGTCGATTGGGTGATTGATGATCACTATGCTAACTTATGTTCAGCACGGTTAGATAAGTTTAAAAAAGTTAAGGTAGGTACATACAACTTTCGTTGTCCCTACTGTGGTGACTCTCAGAAATATAAGAATAAAGCACGAGGTTATCTCTTCAGTATGAAGAGTGGTCTCGTTTTTAAATGCCACAACTGTGGTGTAGGAAGATCCTTTGGTAATTTTCTTAAGGAACAGGCTAATGATCTCTATGATGAGTATGTTATGGAGAGATATAAGTCAGGTCTCACTGGTAAGGGTAGGAATGTTTCCAATCCAAAATTTGAGAAACCAGTATTCAAGAAGGTCGGGAATCTTGAAAAGATTTCTAGTCTAAATACTGAACACGTTGCTTACAAGTACATCATTAAACGAGGGTTAGACCCCTCGTTGTTTTATTATGCTGACAAGTTTTGTACTTGGGTCAATACCCAGAAACCTACCTTTACACACATAACTAAGGATCATCCAAGGATCATCATCCCCTTTATTAATAAGGAAGGTGAGTGGTTCGGATTCCAAGGTCGTGCATTGAATCCAAAAGACAAGTTACGTTATATAACTGTTATGTTGGATGAAAGTAAACCTAAAATCTATGGACTTGATAGGATTAAAATTGACAAACCAATCTATGTTGTCGAAGGACCATTCGACTCAACCTTCTTGGAAAACTCGATTGCTATGGCTGGCTCCGATGTTGATAGTAGGACGTTTGGTTGGGGCAATTATATTTGGGTTTATGATAACGAACCTCGTAACAGAGAAATCGTCAACAGAATCACCAAGTCAATCGACAGAGGTGAGAAGGTAGTGATATGGCCAAATAAGATAAAGGAAAAAGACATAAATGATATGGCAATAGCTGGACATAATGTGCAGTCTTTGGTAGAATCAAATATATACCACGGACTAGAGGCACAAGTTAAATTAACTGAATGGAAAAAGGTATGACACCCACAGAAATTAAAGTTGTTAAGAGAAATGGTGACACCACTGATCTTAACTTGGAAAAAGTTCATAAGATGGTTGAACACGCTTGCAAGGGATTAGCAGGTGTATCTGAGTCAGCAGTCGAAATGAATTCTGGACTTCAATTCTTTGATGGAATCACTACAAGTGATATACAAGAGATATTAATTAGATCTGCTAACGATCTTATCTCTTTAGAGAATCCTAACTATCAATTTGTTGCTGCAAGGTTACTTCTATTTGGTTTAAGGAAATCTGTATATGGTGAGCATCCTGATCATCGACCTATTCTTAAAGAACATGTAGAGAAATGTGTAGAGAAAGGAGTTTATGATAAAGAAATACTAGATAAGTATAGTGAAGAAGAGTGGGAGATTTTAAACAGTTACATTGATCATGACCGTGATTATCTATTCACCTATGCTGGTATCAGACAGGTAGCAGATAAGTATTTGGTACAGGATAGAAGTACTGGAGAGGTATATGAGACTCCACAGTACATGTATATGTTAATTTCTGCTACATTATTCCAAGACGACGACAAATTCTATAGACTGGAGTACATTAAAAAGTATTATGACGCAATCTCAAAGCACAGAATCAACATCCCAACACCAATCATGGCGGGGGTCAGAACACCCATTCGTCAATTTGCATCTTGTGTTCTGGTTGATTCTGATGACACCCTCGATAGTATCTTTAGCAGTGATATGGCTATTGGCAAATATGTCGCACAGAGGGCTGGTATCGGCATTAACGCAGGCAGAATCAGGGGCATCAACAGTAAAATCAGGGGTGGAGAAGTTCAACACACAGGTGTTGTTCCCTTCCTTAAGAAATTCGAGTCAACTGTTCGATGCTGTACGCAAAACGGGATTAGAGGAGGGTCAGCCACTGTCCACTTTCCTATCTGGCATCAAGAAATTGAAGACATCTTGGTCCTCAAAAATAACAAAGGAACAGAAGACAACCGAGTCAGAAAACTCGACTACAGCATCCAGTTAAGTAAGTTATTTTATGAACGTTTCCTCAGAAACGAGGAGATATCTTTATTTTCTCCTCACGACGTGCCTGGTCTCTACGATAGTTTTGGGACTGACAGCTTTGATGATCTCTACAAAAACTTTGAATCGGATCAAACAGTTAGAAGAAAAACCATCAATGCCAGAGAACTTATCCTTGATCTCTTAAAGGAGAGAGCAGAGACTGGTCGTATATACTTAATGAATATTGACCATTGCAATAGTCATAGTTCATTTAAGGACAAGGTAAGTATGAGTAACCTCTGTCAGGAGATTACTCTACCTACTACACCTATTCAGCATATTGATGATAGTAATGCTGAGATTGCATTGTGTATATTATCTGCTATTAATGTAGGTAAGATTAATAAGTTAGAAGAGATAGATGAACTTGCTGAACTTGCTGTAAGGGGTCTTGATGCTCTCATAGACTATCAGAAGTACCCTGTAAAGGCAGCAGAGGTTAGTACAATCAATCGTAGGTCACTTGGTATAGGTTACATAGGTTTGGCACATTATCTTGCTAAGAATGGTGCTAAGTATGACAGTGTAAAAGCTTTTGATTTAGTTCACAAACTCACAGAGAGATTTCAGTTTGCTTTATTGACTGCATCTAATCGTCTTGCAATGGAGAAAGGACCGTGCGGTTACTTTGGTAAGACAAAGTATGCTGAAGGTATACTACCTATTGATACATATAAGAAGGACGTGGATGAGATTGTACCGAATGACCTATCATGTGATTGGGAGCATCTTAGGGGCCGAATATCCGAGTATGGGTTACGGCACTCAACACTGTCGGCACAAATGCCTTCGGAGAGCAGTTCCCTTGTGTCAAATGCTACCAATGGAATCGAGCCTCCTAGAGACTACTTGTCCGTTAAGAAATCAAAGAAAGGGCCTCTTAAGCAGATTGTTCCATCATATTCTACACTAAAGAATAACTATACTTTGTTGTGGGATATGCCAAACAACGATGGTTACATAAAGATCGTAGCAGTAATGCAGAAGTTCTTTGACCAAGCAATCAGTGGTAACTGGTCTTATAATCCAGAGAATTATCCAGACAATGAAGTTCCTGTATCAGTTATGGCAACTGATTTATTAACAACCTATAAGTATGGTTGGAAGACTTCTTATTATCAAAATACATATGATGCTAAGAAGGATGGAGAAGAAGAAGTGAATGTAGATAATCTTATTAACGATATATTAAATTCTACCGAGGAGGAAGCCTGTGAGTCTTGCAGCATCTGATATTACTGGTATGACAGTCTTCAATAAGAAGGCAGTTGATACAGCAAAACAGTATATGTTTTTCGGAGCACCGTTAAGTGTTCAGAGATATGATAGTTATAGATTTCCTACCTTTGATCGACTGACACAACAACAATTAGGATATTTCTGGAGACCTGAAGAGGTATCTTTACAGAAAGACAGAGCAGACTACGGACAACTTACAGACCAACAGAAACATATCTTCACCAGTAATCTTAAGTATCAGATTATGCTGGACTCAGTTCAAGGTAGAGCACCTGGTATGGCATTCATTCCATACTGTTCTCTACCTGAGTTAGAAGCTTGTATGACTGCTTGGCAGTTTATGGAGATGATCCATAGTAGATCTTACACATACATTATTAAGAATGTATATTCAAATCCATCAGATGTGTTTGATACTATTCTTAATGATGATAATATTCTCTCTAGAGCAGAGAGTGTCACGAAATCTTATGATGAGTTTTTAAATTATGCACAAGAGTATGGACAAAGTAACAACTGGAAACCCGATTGGAAAGATCATGTCAATGCACAATGGACAAGAAAAGATCTCAAGAAACATCTCTATAGAGCAGTTGCAAATGTCAACATCCTTGAAGGAATCAGATTCTATGTATCCTTCGCTTGTTCCTTTGCCTTTGGTGAGAATAAACTCATGGAAGGATCAGCTAAAATCTTATCTCTTATTGC